CTGGCATTAGTATAATAATAAATGACACCCTCATACTCTGGTCGGAGTATGAGGATACCAGTCAAATCGCTATCCTCAAAGTCGTGGAAGGAAAAGTCCTTCCCGACCTCAATTGACTTCGGCGCTCTCCAGAACGTCAACATTGCCCATAATTGATCCATAAGAGATTTCATATTTTTTCCTCACATATTCACCAAACTTTGGACTGGCAAGTAAGTCTTTCCAGAATTCTTCTGTTTGTGTTGCATCATAACGTTTCTTGTCACCCAATTCACCAGTCTCTTGATCAACTTTTGCATACCATCCGTTGCTTGGCTTCTGCACAAAGTTACCTTCAAGTGCAATGTCCAATAGACCAGAGTACTTGTTGATACCACCTTCAAATGTTACGTTGACTGAAATCTTAGATTTTTCACGAACATAGCGTGATTTTTCAACGTTGATGATGAAATTGTATCCGATAATCTCAGTGCCATCTTTTTCTTGCTGACGGCCAAGAATATAAATGTTATCTGCGGAGTAGTAAGAACCTGTGCCACCGCCAACAACATCTTTGGCATAAAGTTCCATAGTCTTATATGTGTGATTCACAACGACCATAGGAATGTCTTTCAATGACAAGTGCGGAGTTACCATTCGGAACAAAGACTTGACTTGTTTTGCACGAGACATATCAGCAACAGACTTGCCTTCAAGTGCATCTTCAACTTCTTTCTTGGATGCTAAGTTGCCAATAGAATCCAACAGAATCATGACACGATCATTTCGCTCAATGCCTTCCAACTGTTTCATGATATCAAACTTCAACTGTTCAATGTCTGTCAGTGGTGTATGGATAACACGTTCAGGATCAATTCCAAATGTGTCAAAGTATGCTTGTGGTGTTCCAAACTCAGAGTCATAGAACAGGAGAACGGACTCAGGATACTTGTCCATATATGCTTTAGCCATCAACAGACTGAATGCTGTCTTGAAGTGTTTAGATGGACCAGCCCACATTGTTAGACCTGGTGCAAAGCCACCATCTAATCGTCCAGAGAGTGCAACGTTGATCATGGGAATTGATGTTTGAATCATATCCTTTTCCATGAAAAACTTTGACTTCGCTAGAATAGATGAGTCTTTGATTGTGGAGTTCTTTTTGATTTTATCAAGTAGTGACATTATGATCCTTAGAAAAATGCGTCAAGTGAATTTGTTTTCTCTGGCTTCCAATCAATACAGTCAAGAATGATTTTGATTGGATCCAGATATGCTTTCTGGAATTGTACATCATAATCTACATAGTTGTCAAGTCCAAACTCGGTAGGCAGTCTAGATGGATACGAGATTACCGTATCATTGATGGGATTTGGCTGACGTAGATATGTAAATTTCAGCTTTTCACCTTCTTGAATCACCTGATACTTTTTGGTTAGATCGTGCTTTTTCAAAAGGTAATTATAGAGTAGCGCACCCTTAACATGAATAGGTGTGCCCTTAGTATATATCTGGCTACTGTCTGAGTATGTGCTTAGACCATTCACAGAACGAGGAAATGATATCTCTTCAGGCGGTAATTGACTAAACTCATTTCGGAAGTCTTCAATGAATTTCTGCACAGTTTCTTCATCAGTGGTAACAATCAACTTGATCGTTGCTTTCATCTTTTCACGGATAGCTGACGGTGTTGAAGACTTGACCATTTCCAAACCCATAACTTTCATATGTGGTTCAGCATACTGGACACCTTCGTTGTTGTACACGTTCAGAATGTAACGCTTCTTTGCTGTCCAGATACCTTTATCAGACAAGCCTTCGCGTTTCATTTGCATCTTCTGCGCAAATGCTTTTACATACGTAGCAAGGTCAAGATAAGACTTATCAATAAACGGTTGAATCTTATCTTCACAGACACGGTCCATGAATTCAATGACTTTCGCTGGAGGGAGCGCAAGTTTATCTGGCGCACCATACACCTTTGTAACAAGCTCATTGAGCCTGAGATAAATTGAGTCCGTATCCGATGCAATAACATAATCAGTCCCGTTCGTTTTCAGTAGGCTATTCATGTAGCCATTGAGTTTATTTTCAATCCAGCGAATCGACAACTGACCAGCAAGAGTAACGGCTAACGCGATTCTCAAGTCATAAAAACGAAAGTACTGTGAACCCATAGCACCATATGCAGAGTTCAATGAAACTTTCTTAGCAAGTTGCAGATTATTATATCTAGCAATTTTATTCTCTAATTCCGTGCGTTTTACAGAATCTTTTTCATTCTCATACTCTTGTTGAGCACCCAACATCATCTTCTTGAATTTCTTACGATCATTATACATGTCCTCAAGCATCTTAGGCACAAAGCCTTGAATGTCTGTGCGAAAGAATTGGCCGTTCGGTGTCAATGTAGCATTCTCAAGCTCTGTCAAATCTATTTCCTGATTTAACATTCGTTCAACGTCAACATTGGACGACATAATCTTGCGCATGACAGGAGTATAATCTTTTGGATCAATCAATGTCTCAGGCGAGATATTATATTGCATCATCAAGTGAGGATACAATGAGTTCAAGTCAAACGATGCAACCCACTTGTGCAAACCAACCTGTGGGTCTTTGACATATGCACCCTCAAAGGCACCATCTTTCTTAGTGCTACCCTTAGGAGGAACAATGATGTTTCGCTCCAGCAGGTAGTTGTGCATGATCGCATCCCACATGCGAGTCTGTGTGAATACATCTTCAAAATTGGACTTGGTGTCAAATGCGAGAGTCAGCGACAACTCCAGCAGCTTCAGCTTGTCCTCAAGCTCTTCAATCAGCAAAACGTCAACGATGTTATACTCAATGAACTTTTGATAATTCATTTTATATAATTGGTGCAAGCTATCAAATTCATCATATGATAGCTTGCTCTTACCCAATTCAACGTTGGCGATGTTGTCTAGGCGATATGATTCTTGTGACTTACCACCTGGCGCAAACCATTTGTACAATTCAATGTAATCTAGTGATGCAACACCCTTGATTTCATAAGCAGTCATGTCGCGACCATTCACAACAGCTTTACGCTCATGAATCATATTCCATGGAGAAAGGCGCCTTGTTTGTTCTTCGCCAAGAATCTTCATGAACCTATTGTACAGATATGGAATATCAAAGAACTTGGTGTTCCAACCAGTTATGATATCTGGGCAGTCATGGAACCAATCTTCAAGGAATCTTTTACACAAATCATATTCATCACGGCACTTCATGTAGGTGACGTTATCATTATAATTGTTGAAATCACCACAGCCATACACTTTCATGTGCCCGCCGATGCGCTTCACTGCGATAGCGGTGATAGGTTCATTGGCTTTGTATGGATCAGGAAAGCCATTCTCGGAGCCAACTTCAATGTCAATGATATCAATAGCAATATGTTCTTGCTTCCAATCGACCATGCCTTTATGTTCATCAGCGATAAATGCATACTCATACTTGGTCATGCCAAAAATCTTGAAGTTCTGAACACCATCATACTTTTCAATGAAATCACGGCACTCACGAATGGACCCAGGCTTAATTTCATCAAGATATTCACCTTGAAGATTCTTCCATTGTGTTTGCTTATTGGTAGTCAAAAACAGTGACGGCGAGTAAGCAATTTTCATCCTTACTCGCCGCCCGTTTTCTACACCACGATAAAGAATATTGTTGCCAATACTGATTACGTTTGTGTAAAAGTTGCTCATTTAATATTTTGGAATTGTTGATGCAATCTGGATGCCTGATCCGAACATTGTATTATACTGATTTTCTAGCTCACGCACAGGTGAATTTATGGTAAGAATGTCACTACGATATATTGTGATACCAGTTTCAAACTCTTGTGCATATTCCAGGTATGGAATAAAGCCTAGCATTGGACCATCTTTAGTCACTTGAGTTGCGACTTGGACAGGCTTCTTGATACTAATCGAGTCGCCGCCTTGTTCAACATCACCAAGAACCGTTTGATTGGTTTTGAAGGTAATAAGTTTCAATGTCATCGTGCTGGCTCCAGCAACTTGTTGACATTGGCTTCACCGAAAAATGTTTTCAGTGTTACCCACTTCTTGGGAAACAACATTTCACGACCACGGAAGTCATTGATGTTCAATGTTGGATCATTGACCAGACCAACAAGCTCGACCATATTGTCAAACTCACGCAGAAACAAGTCATACTTGTATGCTTGTAGATTGTTAGCTACAGCCAATTTATAGGCCAGCTTTGATGTATCGATATTATTCAATTTCAATATTACTCCATTGTTTGAGTTTCGTGAATTTATGTTGTTTAGCAAGCATTAGTCCTTTCCATTCTACGCCAACGTTCTTTTTTACAAGCAAATCAATCATGGCTAACAGATCACCCAATTCTTCTTGGAGCATCTGGATATTCGTACAATCTTTACCAGGTTTTATCTGATCAGGACCGAAACGAAAGCACTTACTAATTGCTTGAGTTACCTCTGCACATTCTTCTTGGAGAATAAGCAGTATCTCTCTGGTATCTTCGTTCATTATATCATACTTTCACAAAGGGTGCAAGCACTGGAGCAGTCCAACCCTCAGGTTTTAGAACTTTACCATCAGCGCGTTTGATAACTTTACCAGTGTCCAAGTCAATCTTAGCTAAGTTACTTCGCGCAACCTCAGTCCATGCTCCATCAACATCGTAGCCTTTCATCTTGCAGTAACCTAAGATAACCCAGATCATGTCCATACATGCATCAAGTTGTTCAACTTCATCATTCGCTTTGATAGCGGCTTGAAATTCCCAATACTCTTCATTGATCAGATTACGATACAGGCTAACATTCTCTTTGCTAGGCAGTTGATCACATGCATCAATGAATGTATTCACGTCCTGATTCATGTCGGTGTTCAGTTTTTTCAAAATAATTGCTCCATTTTCCATGCTAATATTTAATTTGGTACCTTCATACCAACCCATGTCTTCAACTAGATCGTCAGGCAACTCTAGAATGGCATCACCATTATCCAGAATTTCAACGACTTCTGCCTGATAAGTTTTATTCTTCAATTGATACTCTCTTCCATTCATCACCAATTTTCATCCACAATCTATCATCTTTTCCTACAGCCATCGCAACAGAGTTTGTTACCCGTGGATTATACTGAAATTGAATTCCATAAGGACTAGCAGGAATTTTTGATTCATCATATGATCCAGTGAGTTGTAGTGTATAAGCAGTTTTTGGTGGTGCAAGATGTGTGATATCGCGATTGGCTTCCGCAACTTCTTTTACCTGTCTATATGATGCCGCACCTACGGCGAATGCACCGATGATGCCTGCGCCCCTCAAAAAATTTCTTCGCATGTTCATAATTTTTCCACTTTCACTCCAGCTCTTTCCAAGAATTGAATGCCATCAGCATTACGATAATGATTACGATAATACACAGAATAGATACCACTTTGAAAAACAAGTTTGGCGCAATCAATACAAGGGGCATGAGTGATAAACATAGTAGCACCGTCGCCAGACTCAGTGCTTTTTGCCAGTTTTGCGATTGCGTTGGTTTCTGCATGAAGTACCTCTGGTTTTGTTTTTAGTACAGGTTCACCTTTATCATAACCAACAATATTTTCACATGTATTGTCCCAGCCAGATGGCATGCCATTATACCCGATGGATATAATCCTATCATCTTTCACAACGATAGCACCGACCTGCAATCTGACTGCGGTTGAACAACCAGCAAATGTTTCAGCAGTCGCCATGAATGCTTCAATGTGCTTTGTCTTCATAACAAATATGTATGTCAGTTAGCTAGGACTTTTGATACAGAATTCATGACTGCGGCAATTCTACCGATATCACGCAACTGTTCTACCGTGTATCCCTCTTTCTTCAAAGTCTCATAGTGAGCCTTGACACAGAAGTGACACTTGCCAACAATGCTTGCAGCAAGACTGTATGCTTCAAACTTTGCTTTGGTGGTACCACCATGAGATAGGATAGCATTCATTCTCAATTGTGCTGGTAAACCAGCCAATGCTGTATCATCAGCCATTTCAACATAAGGATACCAAACGTTGTTCTGTGCCATGATGCTTGCGGCTGCAAGTGCGGCATCAGCCTCTTTACGATCAGTCAGTACGCCGTACAACCAAGTCCACAGCTTTGTGTTTCCAGCAGCAAATGCAGCAGCAAGGGCAATCGCCTCTGCTTCTTCAGGTGAGATTGTGCTTCGCTTGATTACCGCATCAATATTCAGTTTGGTATCCTTCGCATAATCAGGAATAGTTTCTTTGAGTTGATCAACCCATGTTGTCATTTTGTTTTCTCCGCTAATTGTTTATAACCTGTTGTTGTAGGATGAACACCGTCTTTACTCAGTCCTGTAATTGGAAGAACGGTGTCACCATACTCTTTTGATACATCTTTGACCATCGCTTGAATTTCTGGTTTTATCGCAGGTAGAATCCAGAATACTCTAGCTGTACCAACTTTCTCACGAATACGGTGAAGTTCAGCTTTCGTTCTAATGCCCTTATGATCGTTACTACCTAAACTAATGATCACAGTCTTTGCGGACAAATCATTTTTCAGATAGTCACGATTCCACTGCATACTGTTCCAACCAGTCTTTGCATATACGGCACACTCAGGTCTAGCCATCTGTGTGCCGACTGCAATGCTATCACCGAGGATCAAGCATTCAATCATGACAGAGTTTCGCCACCAACTGTACGATTACATGCACACAGTTCACCCGTTTGCAGTGCATCAAGAATGCGCAGTGTTTCTTCTGGATTACGACCAACGTTCAGGTTATTGACTGTAACGTGTTGAATAACGTTATCAGGACCAACAATGAATGTTGCACGGAGAGCGGCACCTGCTGGTGAATAAAATACACCCAGTTGTTCAATGAGGCTTAGATTACCAGTCTCTGGATTCCATCGCTGTGTATCAGCAAATTGGAAGTGCTTGATCTTTTTCAAGTCTTCATGTGAAGATTGCCATGCAACTTTACAAAATTCATTGTCAGTTGAGCCTGTCAATAGAACAGCATCACGGTCTGCAAAATCTTGATACAATTTATCGTATGCTACAATCTCAGTTGGGCACACGAATGTAAAGTCCTTAGGGTAATAGACAATGACTTTCCACTTTCCTGAGAAAGAGTTTTCATCAATATCAAAAAATGCATCAGCAGGTTGACCTGGCTTGACACCAGTTACCAAGAATGAGTCTAATTTATGTCCGACGGTTTTCATATTTTCCTTATGTTGTAATTTTGTTATGATATCAAATATCAATGTATTGAAGTTCAAAGCGATCAGCGCAGTCCTCATAGTTGATGTAACCACGTGGATTACATACAATACGAGTTGAGCCAATCATGTAGTCAAAACGATCATGTGTATGACCGTGTGTCCAGAGTTTGATCTGTGGATGATCGAGAATAAACTCAGACAAGTCGGAAGAGTATGCACCATTCATCAAAACATCGTCTTGATATTGTGGCTTTGTTGACAACTTACATGGAGCGTGGTGACCCACAACTACAAATTTGTCATCAAACATTCCCTCAATAACATGGCGAATATATTCTTTCATGGCTACATGATCTTCATATGCATCTTCTGGGCTGAATCTCGCAATTTCTTCTTTGAATTTGAATCCATCCTGAATCGTCATTCCTTTTTCATCAAGTGCATATTGACCAGCATCGTCACGCTTGTATACAGGAACTTTGCGAGTGAGTTTTCTCTTACTGTTTTGAACAATGCGAAAATCATTCATCATACCACGAACATGATACAATGTTAGTGCATCGCCATTGTTCATATCAGTCCACAAAGTGCCACCGATAAATGTCACACCATCCAAGGTAACATACTCACGGTCTAGAATGTGGAGATTTTTCAGATAGCCAAGTTTCTCTTTGAGTCTAGGAAGAGACAATGCATAATCACCATGATAGTGTTCATGGTTGCCTGCAACATACAAGACCGTAGGAAATCGCTCCGAGCATTCTTGAAAGAATGTGTGATAGCGATTAGACTTGTCGGTTTCACCCAACAGATTATGGACATCCTGGTCGTTCAACTCATTAGCTAAACAAATGTCACCAGAAAGAATC